GCCTGACGTTCGATGACGCGGTCCTTGTGGATCGTCTGCCAGCCGACGAAGATCACTCCGCCGACAGACGCGCCTGCCTTGATCGCGACTCGGGTCGTCTCGTTGTCCCAGACCTTCGCGACGCCGCACTTGAACCGGTCCCACTTGGTCTCCGGAAGGGGAGGAGTGGTTGCGGGCTCAGGCGCGGGTACGCGAGGCTGGAGCTTCGAGAACGCTTCGAGGTTCTTGATCATGGTGGCGGTCTTGTCGGCTTCGAGCGGCTCCTGGTCGATCTGGTCGAGGAATCCGTTCTGGATCGCTTCAAAGCGGTCGGGGTCCATAGGCTGTGCCTTTCGCTAGAGGATAGTTCTCATTTAAGTACTTGTTTCTAGCGCGAAGGCGGACAGATCATCCCTGGGTACCATCAACCCACTCTTTGTTCGGTCTGGCGAGAATGCTGATCGTTGTCAGAATCGCTCCCAGAGTAAAGACGACACGGAAGTAGGTGCCCGTATCGAACAGCTGCTCGTAGGTACCGACGATGGCGGCTAAGAACCACAAAAACGATGACGTCCAGATGTCGCGTCGAAGAGAGCCTCTTCCGTAATCTCCACGATTTCGCAACCGGCGGATTACCAGCCACACAATCGTGAGAATCGCGAGAACGAGATTGATGATTCGGAGAATGTCTTCTACATGCACTTAGTCGTCACTCCCATTTTGAAGTTTTCAGCCTGGTAACTGATGCTCTGGAGGTAGCTGGTTGTCGACCTTCACCCGGATGGTGTTGGACTTCAACACCTCTTCCAAAGGCTGGGTGATCTTCAGCCCGATGTTGGGGATCCCAGTGTCCGGATCCACGCTGTCGGTGATGATCGTGGCAGCAGTGGTATTCTGCTCGATGACCTTTTGAGCGCGGTCGATTGCCTTGAACTGGTTGGATGAAATCCCCAGGATCACACCCAGCAGGAAGTCGAAGGCCATGATCGTGCCTGACACCTTCTCAGGCTCTGGCCAATGCCACAGATTGCCCACCGTGATGTAGAAGGTAGCAACCGCAGGCAGGACTACCTGGGCGATGAACTTGAGCTTGTCGTAGACAGGCCCGCTGAATAGAGGGTTTCCGACCTCTTCAGCCTTGTGTGCGCCGTTAACCGGCTCGGGGTTTGCCATGTATGCTCCTAGGATTCGTTGAGCGGCTTGGGCGGGTGTTCTTTCGCCCACTGCTCCGGCGTGACCACATCGTCATCGACGAAAGGCTTACACGCTTCCGACGGCTTGATCGTAGCGAAAGACTCATCGCGAAACTTTTGAACCTGCTTCACGTAAGCATTGAGTCGCTTGATCTGGTCCTTAGTAAGACCCTCGTTGTTCTTCGGAAGCGTGCTGACAGCGAGGTTGTAAATTCGCTGCGTCTGATCCCGATCTACGTTTCGAGAATCGATGCCGGAAACGCACAGACTCTTGAACGTATTGTGGTTGCTAATGGTCTGGAGAGTGAAGATCAGAACCAAGATCAAACCAAGGCCTAAGTATGCAATGGCCTGTGGGTACTTGTTCAAGAACTCTTTCAGCCAATGCTGCTTAGCACGATGATTCATCTATGCCCTCCTCCATACATCCACCAGATCTGCAGGATCACGAGAATCGTGACCATGATCGCGATGTAGTTGGTAGTGTTGTAATACTTCCGGTGAACCCGATGGACGCACTCAAGCGCACGCCTAGGAAGCGGCCTTGCTGCTGTCATCTGGTTTCACCTCCTCTTGTTTCTTCTCGTCCCCCCGGATGATCAGCGGCAGACCCATCATCATGCCGCACAAGATCAGGATTTGTGGACGCTCAGCGCCGGTTCGTGATAATTCGTGGACGAACCCATATGCGCCGAGAATGAAGATCGCCATGTCTCGAAAAATCTTCACAATGAGCTGAACGGTATGAGGGTCGAGCTTACGGGGAAGTTTTGGCCCCTCCTGCCTATGACTCACTCGACGACCCCCCTTTCTATGAGGTGGTGATTGCCTCGAACGTGGGGTATGCCTTTGTTCCGGTGTTGTCAGAAGACCGAATGAACTCAGCAACCCGCACGATCTGCGAAAGACCGTACTGTCCCGTCAGCTTAAGCAAATCGCCAAGGAAGTAGTCCTTGTTGTAGCCCGAAGCTACCTGCTCAGCGATCTGTCCGTCGAACAGCGCCGTAGCGTTGTACTTGTATAGCTCGACAAGACCGTGGTTCGTTCGGATTTCGGACGTAGAGCCTGAGTCGTCGACCAGGAGCTCGCGTCGCTCAAGACCTTCCGGCTCTTCGGTAGCATTCTTCAAGACTTGCTGGCTACCGTTGGGACCGTAGACAAGAGCAATGTCGCAAGATCCTTGCTTACTCAACAAATATGTGGCGTCGTCGATCTGATCGAATCGTGCGTCGAAGACGAGCTCATCAGTTCGATCAGAGCCGTTGTAGATCTCGATGTCTACACGAGTGTCGCTTGTGTTTGGGCGAACCGACTTAATGCCGTGGAAATTCGCCGTGATCAGCTCCATGATTACCGTGTAGAGATTGCCGGCCTTGATCTCGTAAGTATTCGTTGTCAACGTGCTGTAATCCTGAGGCAAGATGAGACTCGCCTGTGGAATAGCTCGCTTAGCTGAGATCGAGGGAGCAATAGCGGCCAATACCGAAACGCCATCCTTGAAGCGCTCTTCATCTCCAATGACGGTGCGAATGGCCTTGTAGGCAGCATCTGATTGCTTGTCTGCCGTAATGGTCCACGCAGGGCGACCCGCAGCGCTAGGCAGATCCTTAACGCTTTGGCGCTGCTCAAGCCAGCAGGCCTCACAGGTTCGACCGGTAACAGTCAATACTGGGACAGCGTTCTTCTTCTTTTCGATTTTGTGAGTTTCGACCTTCATGGGCACCGTCGACTCACGAAGAGTGACGTACGAGCCTTCCGGAAGCTGCGCTAGGCCGGCAGGAATGTTGTTGAAGGTGGCTTGGAACTCGCCGTTGGTTGAGTAACGTTCGGTCCAGATGAGAGTCTCGTAGTTCTCTACGACATGCTCTGCCTGGAAGTCCTCGTTGAGTGTCTGGAACTCCATTAAATCCCCCAATAGGACTGGGTGTACCCCAAAGAGCGAACTGCGGCGACCAGATCGGTCGTCTGCTCTCCATAGACCTTCATGTTGTTGTTCTGGGAGTGAAGCTGCAGCCACGGGGACAGAGCGCTCATGCTCGCAACGATCGACTTAACGGGTTCGCCGGCGTGAGCAACTGTAATGCTACGAGAACCTGCATTGGTGTTGATCTTGATAACGTCGCCCGCAAAGAACGAGCGGTTAAAGACCATAGTGCGACCGTTGTTCTCCAGCGTGAGAGTATCGGTCGGCGCAGTGATGTAGATCTCCGCCTCAAAGCCCGTCTCCGCCGTGCCCTTGTAGCTGAATGGAACGTTGATCCATCCACTAGGGTCTGCCTTGACCGTCTTGATGTCGTCTCGGATGTAGGGGTCCGGACAGATGATTGACACCTGCGCAGAGGTGTCAATGTCGAAGGGTGAAGTCTCGATCTTTTCCGTGTAGCCGACCACGTACCTTGTACGTCCTGCGTCATCGAGGAAGTTCAGCTTGATGTAGTCGGCGTCGGGCTGAGGATCCAGAAAGGCCTTGTAAAGGAGCTCACGAAGGCCATCTACGGTCTCCCCGAGCGCAGGGTTGGGATTAAGGTCGAAGGTGATGACCACGTTCCTGTTCCCAACCCTGCGCCCCTGGTAGTTCCCGCCGTCTCTTGCGTAATCACCCATGAACAGAGTGACATCCGGTGGGTTCAGACCCTCAATCTTCTGGACGATGAGACTATCCTTCGGCGTAGCGCCGGCAATCGGGATGTAGAATGCGTTCTCGCTGTCGACGTCAATTCGCGTTAGCAAGGTAGTCTCCTCTCTTACGAGTCTCCAGGTCGCTTGATTCCTCCCATTTTGAGCTGGGCGAGCGACATAAGGTTGTTGGTCTGTCGATAAACCTCCGAAACGCTCAAGGCTTCCGGAGAGTAGTTGTTCTGGACGAACTGCTGGATAGGCTGGTCAGCCAAAGCGGCCTGTTCGGCCTGCTGCATCGACGCCGTGTAGTTGTCGACGATCTTCGCAGCCTGTGCGAGCACGTCGTCGGATGGCGTGATGGTGCCCGGACCAGAGCCCGAGCTAGTAGTGTCAGTTCCCAGTGCTGCTTCTGCATCCTTGCGCTGCTGTTCCGCCTGATCCGCAGCGTCCTTAGCCGCCGCAGCAGCTGCATCCGCCTGATCAAGCAAAGCAAGGGCCTTCGTGGCGTTCTTTCCTGCCTCGGCTTGCGCCTGAGCAATCAAGGTCTCCATGTCGGCCTTGTACTGCGCTGCGAGCACGTCGTTGGCAGCCGCCCTCTTGTTGAGGATGTCCGCCTTAGCCTGAGGATCTGTCGCGGCGTCCAGCTCAGCCTGATCGGCCTTTGCCTTCGCCTCCGCGTCTTGAGCATCCCTCATGGCCTTGATGCGATCGTTAACCTCGACAGCGTAGTAATTCAGCGCCGTCTGCTGGTACTTCTTAGCATTGTCTGCCGCGGTCTTGGCTGCCTTGGCATCCTTAACCGCCTGTGCGCGAAGCTGAGCTGCCAGCCTGGCATTGGTTCTAGCAAGTGCCTTGGCCGAAGCCGACTCTTGCGCAGCCTTCGCCAACAGCTTCGTTGCCTTGTCAGCATTCGACGTGGCGTAACTCTGATAGATGTCGCCTCGGCCCTTGGCGTCCGCGTCGCGCATAGCGATCGCATTCTCCACAGACTTATTAGCAGTAGCTGCAGCTGCAGCATCCTTCTTGGCCTGATTAGCGGCCTTGGTAGCTGCTGCGTTTGCCGCCTTCTTGGCCTTCTTGTTCTTCGCCGGGACTGCTGCTGCACGCTTCTTGGCGATGTCTGCTCGAACTGCTGACTTTGCCGCGGTGGCCTCTGCCTTCTCCGCAGCCCTCGACCTAGACAGCACGGTACTATCGCCCGCGGCTGTAATCGAGTTAATGAAGTCCAGCATAGACTTAACTGCAGGCATGTTAGCCTTCTTCAAGCCAGCTGCCAGTCCTGCACCGATCATCTCGCCCCACCACTGAGCCTTCTTGGATGGGGACTGAATCAGCAGAGCCGATTCGATGGCGTTGATGGACGCATCAGCAAGAGAGCCCGAAGCATCGCTTACCGGCTTCTGATGGCCAGCGATACCCTGCGCAAAGCCCATGCCGAAGTACATACCCAGCTCTTCGGTCACCTTCGAAGGCGAGAAGATACTGAGCTTGTCCTTGATCTTGTTGATAGCCTTCTGTGCCAGCTCGCCGGCCGCGTCCATGACCTCGTGAGCGATGCCCCCGATGCCCTTGACGATGCCCTTGACGATGGCGACGCCCAGCTTGCCTGCGGCCGTTCCAAGTTGCTTGCTGTTGTTGTCGATAGCCTTGGCCGTTGCCGTGATGAACTTGATGATCATCTTGGCGCCAGCATCAGCCAGCTTGCCTGCCTGATTACCGATTGTCTGCATGAAGCTGACAGCGATCTTGACCGCCGACTTGACAATGTTGGGCACGTGGGCCGCAACGCTCGCCAGGAACTTGTCGATGATCGTGAACCCTGTCTCGATGAACCGAGGCACGGCCGACTTAAGAACGGACAGACCAGTAGCGATCATGGTCTTGAGCAGCTTGCCGAATTGCGGGATGTTGTCCCTCAGCACGCCGATCATGTTCTTAATGATGGTCGACATCGCAGCACGCCAGCGTGGAGCCGCCTTAGCGAACGTCTCCAAAGTCGCAACAATGGCCGAAGCCAGCTGCTGTGCCAGTGCAGGCAGAAGACCCATAAACGCCACGAATGCTGCGGTAAGCACGGCCACGCCAGCAGTACCAGCGGCCGCCATGAGCGCGAAGCCCGTGCCGAACGCAAGCATGCCCGCGCCTGCGAGCAATAGCGCGGTGCCGAGCATGATTAGACCAGGCCCGACGACCATAGCCACAGCCCCAAGAGCTGCAACGCCAGCGACAAATATGGCCATCACGATAGCGACAGCACCAAGGCCCTTGGCTAGAGTTCCCCAGTCCATGCTGCCGAGAATGCCAATGACTGGGACCATGAGCAGCATTGCCTTAGCCATCATGACCATACCAGCCGCCGCTAGAATCACGAACGGGCCAGTATTGCCCAAGAGCATCAACGATGCGGTCATAAGAGTCAGACCGATGGCCATAGCAGCAAAGCCCTTGACCAACGTGCCCATGTCCATGTTACCGAACAGAGCAATAACGCCAGCAAGAATAGTCAACGATGTAGCGACAAGGACCAGAGCTGTACCAGATGCTACAAGCTGCTTCATCAATGTTCCCGATGAAAGGATCATCAGCGCGCCGACCATAAGTCCCAGACCGATGGCCATTGCGCCAAGCCCCTTGGCTAGAGTACTCATGTCCATCATGCCCAGAGCAGCAACTGCTACCGCCATGATGTTGATTGCCACGGCCATTGCGAGAACGGCCGGACCAACACCCAGAGACGTCTTTCCCGCCTTCGACAGCAAAGCCAAAGACGCAGTCAGAATGCCCATGATGAACGCCAGAGAGCCAATGCCCTTGACCAGCGTCATCATGTCCAGGTTGCCCAGGATTGCGATTGCGCCGGCAAGAGTCAAGACTGCCGCAGCAATCATCGTCATGCTTGCACCAATCAGAGCGAGATTCACTTCGCCCTTGGCGAGCTTGCCGAGCGCGGCAATAGCCCCAACCAGAATGCCCACCATAGCACCGATGGCACCGATGGAGATAGCGATCTTCTTGGGGTCGATGAACGACAGCGCGATAACAGATGCCGCAAGGAGCGCGACACCGATTGCGATCTGCTTGATGGCATAAGCCTTGACGCCCTGCTGCATCGCCTTGAGCGAGTTGGTCAAGCCGCCGACCACGTCGTTGATGATCTTCTTGAAGTCCAGAACGGTGTCTGAGACCTTCTTCATGCTGAGCAGAAGACCACCGGTAAGAAGTGCGTTGAACATCGACGCGATGTCGAGCGAGTTCATGCCGCTGAAGAGCTGCTTGAACATGTTGATGAACCCCTGGAACATCTTCTTGGCAATGGTGCCCATAGCGCTGAGCGCCTCGCCGATGCCTCCAGAGATACCAATGATCAGTCCTGCAATCAGACCAGCACCGACGGGGATCATCTTGTAGGAGGGCGAATGCACGCCAAGCGCGCTCTTGATGCCCTCGATGATCGATGAACCAAGCGAGCCGATAGCGGCAAATATAGCAGGAGCTGCTCCAGCCAGACCCTGTACCAGCCCAGTGATGAGACCGGTAGCGATCTTGGCGCCTTCGCCGGCGAACTGACCGACCATGTTGCCGATCGTGCCGAATGCAGCCTGTACCTTGCTTGGATCGAGTGACTTGAACGATGCGCTGATGGAAGTGAACACCGCGGTGACCTTGTCTCCGACGCCGGCAAGCCCACCTAGGGAGGACTGGATCGACTCGAAGAACGCTGTAGGTCCGCCACCAACACCGCCAAGGGCGCCAATGGCTCCCACAACGCTGCTGACGATGGCTACCACCGGATGCAGAGACGTGCCGATTGCGGTGCCGAGAGTGACGAAGAAGTCCTTCATCTTGCCGCCACCGGTGAGCATCTCATTGATCTTGAGCAGAAGCTCGCCGACGCTGCCCAGTAGAGCGAGAACTCCGCCGCCAGCCTGTCCGGATCCTTCGAACATAGCGCCGAAGAGCGCCTTGAATCCGGCAGCAATGCCAGTGACCAGTGAGACGCCGATGTGCAGGACAGCAAAGATGCCGCCAAAGATGCTTCGCAGGCTCTTCAAGGTCGCCTCACTAGGCACGAGTGCCTGAGCAAGGTGCATGAACCCGATCGAGATCTTGGCAAGAGTGCTTTCGCCGCCAGGCGGGAACGCATCGCGGAAGGCCTTGCCCACCACACCAAGGATCGAGCCGATTGTCTTGAATACAGCCTTGAAGCCCTCGATGACGGCGAACCTTCCGCCGATCCCGTCGATGCCTCTCTTCCACATGACGATCGCGTTGTTGAGCCTCATGCTGAAGCCCTTGATCACGTTCGAGATGGAGTTTGCAGCAGCCGTCCACATCTTCTTGGACTGGTTGAAGTTACCGACGATCGCAGAGAAGGCGTTCGCCCACACCGAACCGATCGATTCCTTCACCACGCCCATAAGCTGCGGCAGAGTCTTGACCACGGTCGCTGACTGATAAGCCCGATCTGCCATAGAAGTCAGGGACTTGATCTGCTCCCTGTTGTACCCCTGCTTCGCAAGAGTCTTCTGCTGCGCCTTGATCTGCTCATCCGCCATCTTCGTGGCTTCGGCCATGGTGTGCTGGCCCTTGGCCATGATGTTGGCCGTGATAGCCGTCTTCGAGAGACGACCGTCCATGAGAGCCAGGGTCTTGGTCAGAACATCAGAAGTAAGCCATGGCGCAGCGCCTCCCTTGGCCGAGATCGACTCTCGGAAGGACTGACCAGCGATCTTGATGTTCTTGCCCCACTTGACCGTCTTAGCATCGATCGTGCCCATCGCAGTACCGGTCTGGATCAGCGCCTTCTGGAGGTTCTTACCACCCATACCAGCGTTGACCACAGAGTTCCAGTCCTGGAGGTTCACTCGCCCAGCAGCAATTGCCTGAGAGAGCTGATACATCGCGCCAGAGGCCTGCTGTGAGCTCGAGCCCGACAGCGCCGCCATGTTGGCGATACCCTTGATCGCTGAGACCGACTGCTTCAGACCGACGCCGGCGGCCGTGAAGGTACCGACGTTCTTGGCCATTTCAGAGAAGTTGTAGATGGTCTGGTCAGAGAAGTTGTTCAGCTGCTTAAGCGCGCCCTGGACGGGCTTGATGCCCTTGCCGGTGTTCGCCATAACAGTCTGGATCGACTTCAGGTTGGTGTTGTACTCATCCCAACCCTGGAGGATCGGGTCGATCGTCAGGCTCTTGACGAGACTGAGGCCGGCGTTGACCGCCTTGTTGGCGATCGTAGCCACCGCAGTGACGCCAGCCACCTGCATGACAGAGAACTTCTTACCAACACCCGTCGCCGCAGCGCCGAGATTGGAGATACCCTTGGACTGACCGGTCTTAGCGATCGCGCCTTCGAGGCCCATGAGGGTCTTTCGGGACTGGGTGGCACCAGACTCGAATTGCTTGTTGTTGAACTGCATGTTGACAATGCGGTCGTCTACGCTGCTCACGAGCTGGTCACCTTCTTCCACACTTCGTCTGCGATCTTGTCCATGATCGGCTTAATGGCAGGGTTGATGTAGTCTCTTCCGGCGACGTAACCTCCTGTTCCAGTTCCATGGCCGTACTGTAGAATCACGGCGATGTTGACGCCGTTCACGACATGCGTGTTGATCCAAGATATGCGAATAGCTCCCTTGCCGCGCTCGATCTCATACGACCAAGATGCAGCAGTTTGACCGGAGGCTACGGGGGTGGCGGACGACAGAGCGTTCACGCCCTGTTGAGCAAGTGCCTCGATGCCGTCCAACACCGTACGTCCAGAGGCAAGATCGTCTAGGAACTTCTGCGTCCGTTTGGTGCTCCCACTGAATGTGAGGCCGACGCCAGTGTTTGAACCCCGACTCATAGCGTAGTACTGATGGTGAAGGTACCATCGCCGTTGTCGGTGCCGTTGACGTTCTCGATCTCGAAGATGCCGTCTCCGATGAGGTGCACGTTCTTGTAGGAACCAGAAGCCTCCCAGGTACCGTCACCGTTGTCGGTGATGATGATCGCGTCACCGTGGTTCAGGGTGTCGAAGACGACCTGAGGTTCGGGAATGGATGCTTCAGCGGCGTCAGTGCCGTAAAGGAGTTCCTCGATCTCTCCAAGCTTGTACTGGTCCATATGACGGGTGTCGATCACGACGTGCGCGGTCGAGCGGTAGCCAACCAGAGGCATGGGATACGCCTGGATGTCCCAGGAGAACTCCGAGGGATCCACTGAACTACCCATAGTGCTGTAGCTGTTGCCCTGAGGGGCCGCGATTGCGTTGTAGACAAGATGGATCTTGTAGCCCGCCTCCAACCCTTGATTCGCATCGCCGATCAGAGTTCGGTACGACAAGTCGAAGGCGTCTCCCTGTTGGGAGTCTACGTACATGCCGTCGGTGGCTTCCACCAGTCCCATGATCTCCGAGAAAGCATCGGGGTAGGTGAATGCCTTGAGAGTGGCCTGGTATTCCTTGGGCGTAGGGACGATCAGGTACGGCCTTCCGTCCAGGTAGTACACCTTGGAGCTTTCAGCGCCGTTTTCGTCCACGCCGGTCAGCCCGTTCCAAGCCACTGCCGGAGCGCTCTTGGGGTAGAGGACACCGCGGTCTAGGCCCACTTCGAAGATTCGAGCCTCTGGATTGTTCCAGTTCAAACGAGTCACGGTTACCCCTTTCTGGTTAGCCGGAGGATCCCATCTGCTGACGTCGTTGCTCGTTCAGCGCACGCTGTTTGGCAGCCCACTCCGCCTTGCCCATCTTCTTAGGCGGGGCCTGCTTGATACCAGCGATTCGGATCAAGGTCATCAAACGATTGAGGTGCCAGTGCTCGCAAGGATCGAACGGAATCTGGAATGAGATCATCCAGTAGTAGATCAGCTCGGCCGTAATGGCCTCCGGCTGTCCACGCTTAGGCTCCTGCATCTCCGAAAACCATGTAGCGGTCTGCTTGGAGTTGATGTACTCAGTAACCTGATTGTAGTGTTCGGTCTTGAAGCGCTCCACGACGTTGTCAGGCACATCTGGAGTTAGAATCATCTGGCGAATGTAAGTCTTGGTCTCTTCGGGTGTCTTGTCCTCTTTGCCGTAGAAAGGCTTTTCGTACATTGACTCCCATTTTGAAAGAGAGACCAGGGAATGCTCCAGCTCCAACTCGAGCTCGCTGACAAACTCTGTCCGCGGTAGTGAAATCCGAAGCATCCCCCGGTCTCCTTTCTAGTTCGCAGACGATCAGCTGTATTCGATCGTCCAGTCGTTGTCCGAGGTCTCGGTGAACCGGAAACCGGCAGCCGGACGTGCCTCGACAACGGTGTCCTCGGTGATGACCATGGTCGAACCAGGCGCCTTGTCCACGCCGCCCACCGAGTAGATCACTCCGGTGACGTCGGGGAAGGTGATGGTGTCGGTGGCCGCGTTGTAGCTCGGCTCCACGGTCTCGACGGTCGGCAGCGTCTCGGTGAACATGCCGATGACCTCTTCGGGCAGCGGA